TCGTCCTCAGCCGTACCGCACTCGGCCATCTTTGTACGGTAGTACGCGACAACCGAGATCCGCTCGGCGGGACACGACTCGCACGGCCCGAACAGCCGGGATCCGCAGGCGCAGATAATCGCCGCGTTGGCGTGCCACTCGTGAGCATCCATCAACAGCAGGTCACCGTCCTTCAGGTCCACCGCCACCCGGTACTCCGGGAACATGAGCTGCCCACCCGTATAGGAGCCGCGCCGCAGGCAGGTGATGGTGGAGAAGCCGGCTTCCAGGTCGCCCTTGTCGGTGTGCATGCCGGTGGAGTAGGTGTTGTTGACAGTGACGGTGGTAAACGGGGTGCCAGGCACTACCCAGTCTTCGACAGTCCGGGCGGCGTAGTCGGCCTGGATGGCATACCGATCGGGGACATGCTCGGCGAGCTGTTCACCGATGGCGGAGAGGAGCGGTTGGAGCCGCCGCCAGCGTGGCAGGTTCTTCCCGGTCCAGACGGTGAGCCGGCAGTAGCGGGTTTGGCCCATGGGGTCGACGGCTCCGACGACCATGCTGGGGGTGTCGGCGGCGTAGGTGCGGGTGGCTGCGGCGTTGGGTACGCGGTCGGTTCCGCTGGCGAGTCCTCGGTTTTGTGAGCGGATGTCGCGCAAAGAGTGTAGTATGCCGTATATCTCCCGATTCTGGGTGTATCGGGTGAGGGCTGCGGGGAGGTAGACGCAGAGGGGTCGCCCGTCGGGTTTGGTGACGCGGGCTGGTCCGGTGAGGAGTGCGTCGTAGTCTCGGGGTCCGAGGACTTTTCCGATCTTGGGTTCGAGGTCTTCTTTGCGGAGCCGGGTCCGCAGCCGCAGTTCGATCATGGGTTCAGCTCCTGGTGCGGTCCCATTGTTCTCTCAGCCATGCGTCTTCCTCATCCCAACGTTGTCGCTGTTGTTCGGTTGCCGCTGCCAGGTCGCCGAGGAGTGGGGTGGGCACGGCGGGGTGGTGGTGTGGCTGAAGGAATGGTTCGTCTCGGCTGGGGCGCACCAGCCGGCGGAGGAGGCGAGCCGGGCAGGTCGCCATTCGATAGAACCTTCGCCATGGGTCCAGTATCGGCTTAGGGCTTCCCGTTGGGCAGCTAGCTGTGCGGGGGTGGTCACTCGTACTCCGATGTTTCACGTGGAACAGCACGGTAGTCGGCGACAACGGGGGTTTTGACGACGAAGCCGGAGAGCATCCGGGCAGTGTCCAACGCCCGGGTGGGGTTGCGGGTAACGAGTGCCAGCTCCCATTTGATCTCGGTGGTGTCGAGGATTCGGCTGGTGAACACCATGTAGACCGGATCGGCGTCACGGGCTTCCCGTTCCCGGCGAAACCGTTCCCGGCGAGACCGTTCCCGGGTCCAGTGTTGTTCCATCGGTGAGTTGGGGGCTGGGCGAAACTCGACCGGTGGCCAGGTCAACTCCACCACCCCAGGATGGGAGACAGCCGGTTGGCCAGGTCTGCGGCAAGGGCAGCGGGTTCGGTGCGGGTGTCGAGGTCGATGACCCGGTAGCCGTCAGCTTGGGCATAGGCGTGCAGGCGTTCGACCTTAGTGGCCCGGCCTTTCATCCAGGCACCGTTTTGGTGGGAGCCGCGTTCGTCACGCCGTTCGTCGAGTACATCCTGCGGGGCACGGAGGACGACGAGGGTGATGTGGTAGCCACGGCCGGCGGCGGCGTGCAGGAAGTTACGGTTGGCCAGCCGATCCCCTTCCCCCAGGATCAGTGGGTATTCCTGGAGTCCGAGCCATTCGACGACCGCCGGCTGCACCCGCATCGACAAGGTGTCCGTTCCGGCGAAGGTGGGGCGTCGCCAGCCCAGTTCGATGGCCTGGAGGGTGCCGTCGGGGTAGGTCCAGTAGGTGTGGGCGAACGGGTCGGAGACGACGGTGCCTTCCAGCCGCCGGGTCAGCTCCTGCATGAGGGTGCTCTTGCCGACACCGGGAGGACCAGCAAGGTAGACCAGTTCCGCGCTCATACTCTCAGCTCCTTCTTCATCTCCTCGACGATGTGCCGAGCGACTCCGCCCGCGAGGGCCAGCCCGACCCGATGTCCTCCGGTGGCCACCCACACCCGGGGGGCGATCCGGTCAGCAACGATGGTGGGGAGGACCGGACGCACCCCGTACACCTCCCCCGTGGGGGAGGGTGCTTCCATCTTGTGCCGGGCTGCGGTGACGTAGCGGTCCCAGCCGAGTTTCGCCTTGGGGGACAGCTCCACCGTGTCGCCCAGCCGTCCACCGGTCCCGTATGGACGCCAGGTCAGATGTCGGTACGGTGCCCCCAGCCAGGTGTGCGGTACCCCATGCGGTGGTTCCATGGGCAGCAGGTAGGCCCGGCCGGGCAACCGCTGGACCCCGGTGAGGGGCAGATGGCTGGCAGCCAGCAAATCATCGGTGTGGGCGCCTGCCGCGACGACAACCGCTGCGGTGGTGATCTCACCTTCACTGGTGATCAGGGTCATATGGTCGCCACCGTCGAAGATCCGGTGGACGTGTGCCCGGATCGGGCGCACGAGGTCCAACACAGCCTGAGGCGAGTCGAGCAACCACAAGTCGTTGCGGTGTCGCCACTGGGGGTGCTGGCTGGAGGCAAAGTATTCACCGACCCGTTTGAGTCCGACCTGTTCCAGCAGCGCCCAGCCGGCGGAGAAGTCTTCGTCGGTCCACCATGAAGGCAGCCGCAGTGCGGTGCGGGTCTTGTCGGCGTACCAGCCACGCATCACCAGACCAGCCGCTGCCCGGGAGGCGCCTTCGAATGAGTTGTCGTCGATGAGCCAGGTGACGGTCAGGTCCCGCAGCCGGTGGGCGATGGCCGTGCCCCAGAAGCCCCCACCGACAACGACAACGCTCATGATCGCTCCGTCAGGTAGTTGTGCGGCAAGGTGTCCCGCCGCGCGTACCAGGCCACATCCAGCAGCTCCCGCATGAGCTGAGCCTTACCGAACTCGGTCACCGCGCAGGACATGGCATACTTGCCGGCCCAGGTCTCCGCCCGCCGGAGTTGGATACGCATCAACTCGATGTCGTGGCCGACGTGGTAGTGGCCTTCCTTCATCGAGTTGAAGTCGCACAGGGTGGTTTCGAACTGGGCGACAGTGCCGGGCAGTCCCCGCAGCCGGTCCATCAGATCGGCAGAGAGTCGGTTCAGCTCATACACGTCCATGGGTCCGTTGCCGGCAGTGAGTGGGAAGTCGACCAGTCGGGCGAGTCCCTTCCGAGGGCCGGAGGAGTGGGCGTGGCCCATGTCGTCGGGTTCGATCGCGGCCCAGTCGCAGTCGGCGTCGTCAGCTTCCCGCAGCAGGTGGGACAGCAGCTCACACGCCTTGTAGGTGGCCCATCGGCCATTGCCGTAGACGCGGAGGAGTCCTTCGGTGACCTGGGGGTAGGGGTGGTTGCCGGCCTGCCGGTAGCCGTCGAGCCACTGGTAGAGACCACCGTGCGAGTCGGCCAACCTTGCCAGGGAGGACAGGTGCCGCGCCAACTGGGCTGGGTCGCGATGTCCTCGGCGTTCTGTCCCACACGGCAGGTGCAGCGCCTCCCCGGCCATCGGTCCGCACTCACCCCGGGACAGGGCGTAGCCGAGGAGGGTGGAGCCGAGGTCGTAGTAGGCCACATGCAACAGTCCGAGCCAGGTCCGCTGGTCGCGGGTCATCTCGAACACGTCGGCCAGGTAGGTGACCACCGGATACACCGGGTCTACGTCACGTGAGGCGAGGCTGGCCCGGTGGAAGTCGGCGTACTCGTGGAGGGTCTGCTCGTTCCACCGGGTCACCATGGCTACTCCTTGGGGGTTTCTCCGGGGCGTTCGACGACCCGGGCCAACGCCGCGTGGACGATCTCACCATTGGTCAACGGACCCCACTGGCCCCGCAGCCACTCACACCAGTCGAGCAGTTGCTGCTTCTTCTCCGTCGTCAACACCAGGATGATCTCCGCCAGTCCCTGCGCGGACAGCGGCTGCCAGTTGCCGACCCGCTCCGCCCGCTCTGCCCGCTGCTCGTCGGTCTCGTTGGAATGGGCATCGGTGTCCGGGGCGGTGATCTCCTCCACACCGGCCAGGACGTAGCTGAGGTCTTCCAGATCGGAGCTGGTGTATCCGGTACCCGCCAGGTCGTCTTCGAGCGCCTGCAACAGCCTCAGCACCGCTTCCGGCTCGTCTGTACCGAGGGCGTTGATGCGGTTGCTGGACAGCAGGATGCGCTTCTCGGCCTCGGGAGTCAGGTTCTCCAGGAAGACGGTGGCAACCTTCTCCCAGCCCAGCTCGACGATGCCCCGGAAGGTGTGGTTGCCGGCCAGGACATAACCGGACACCCGGGAGGCGATGACGGGGGCGTACTGCTTGCTGGTGGCCAAGGACTCCCGGATGGCGTCCATGTCACCCTTGTGCGGGTTCTCCGGGTGTTCCCGCAGCTCCCCCACCGGGACGTATTCGACAGTCAGCTCATGGTCCACGGAACTGGTCAGATTGGTCATGGTCCCGAGCCTAACCGGCTGTCTGTTCCGGGAGGACACGCATACCCCAGTAGCTTCCACTGTCGTCAGGCAACGCAGCGAGGAACAGGGTCACTGTGGCCTCCGCTCCCAGGAGCTTCGGGGGACGGGAGACGTGGACCGACCGGCCGGCCAGCAGTGGTGACACATCGGTCCAGTCCTCGATCCGCTGTTCGGATTCGGAATAGCTGGCTGTCATGGTTCCGGTGACCAACGGCGCACGGCAGTTGATCCACTGCTCGATCCGTTGGCCGCCAGCCTCCACCGTCCAGACCCGCACCATCTTGTGAACGTGCTCCATCACCGGCTCCCGGTGGGCTGAACACGTGCCCGCAGGTCCCGTGGGCCGTAAGCCATCAACTCCCGGATGTCCTCGATCGGCACCGGGGTGTAGTACCACCGGTCCATACCGACGTTGATGTCGTAGCCACGCTGCAACCACTGGTTGTGCACGTGGCCATGGATCAGCCACTCGTCGTCGGGGAGGTGGGGGCGGTGGTTGACGAACCGATCTTCGTCCTGGCTGTCCCCGGTCCGGGGGAAGTGGCACAGGTGGGCGCCCAGGCCGGGGTGGTAGGTGTGCCGGTATTCGATCTCGAACCCGACGTCCACATACCGGGCGATATCCTTCGGGCGGATGCGCTTGTGGCCGGGCCAGCACTTGTCGTGGTTACCGGGGACCAGGTGCTTCCGGCCGTTGAGCTGGCGGACAAGCTGGAGCGTGTCGTCCAGCCGACCCAACGCCACATCACCCAGGACGAACACCACATCGTTGCGGCCGACGGTGGTGTTCCAGTTCCCGATGATCGCCTGATTCATCTCATCGACGGAGCTGTACGGGCGCTGGCACAGCTCGACGATCCGGGCGTGCCCCAGGTGCAGGTCGGAGGTGAAGAAGACGCTCACTCTTCGGTCCGCTCCTTGGCTACCCGCTCGGCAATCTCCAACACCTTCTCCCAGTCGGAGTCGTCGTCGTCAACCAGCTCCCGCAGTTCGGCAATGTGCTCGTCCAGCTCGTCCCGATCCATCTCTTCCCGGTACCAACTGTCGAGCCACTTCTCCCAGGACTCGACCCGGCCGGACCAGATCTGGCGGTGCCGTTCGTCACGGCTGAGGTCGACGGCTTCCCGCAGGGAGCCGAGGTAGAGCGCTTCCTGCTGGACGAGGGTCTCCTCCGCTGGATCGATGCACATGTCTACTCCCTCGCGTTGTCGTGTCTGGTTACACCATACAGGTACCAGAGGTAGCCGTGGACGAGATTCCACTTCTCCTCCAACTGGAACGCCTTCTCAGCCAACCCATGTGGACACCGCAGCCGGTTGAGTGGTCCGAGGCTCCACGGCGCCCAGTCCAACACCCAGCAGGTCCACTCCAGCAGCCCGCAGTAGACGTTCCGGAGGAACCTCACGGCGTGCCCAGGGTGTCGCACGGAGGTATGGTGCGGTCCGGACCACACGCCTTGTGCAGCTCCAGCAGCCGTTCCAGCTCGTGCCGCTTGATCTCCTCGGAGGTGGCCGGCTGCGCCGGCCGGACCTCCGGCTCCGGGGCCGCACTGACGAAGCCGACGTAGGCCAGCATCAGCCCGAAGGCGATGGCCAGCCATGCCAGCCGGCGCATCACCACCACACCTCCGGTCCGGAGTCGAGGAACGTCACTGCGGTCAGCAGCGCCGCCCGCAGCCCTTCCGGGGACAGATTGGACAGTACGTCGTCCATCAGGGATGAGATGGCCCGTGCCCGGTCGTCCTGCTCAGCCAGGACGTAGAGACGACGAGCACGGGACAGGTCCCGCATCCGCACCAACGCCCGCAGTCCTTCCTCATACGTCTCCCGAGCGGTCACCGCGACAGGCATGCCTCGACCCTCACCTTCTCTATGTCCTCCGGGGTGAAGTCCCGGACCGTGGTGTAGCCGGTGGCCGCCCGCCACTCGTCGATGAACCGTTGACCATGGCGGAGCGTTGCGGTACCCACCAGTTCGCCGAAGGCGAGGTTGGCTGCTTCGATGTGCCGCTGCCACCTCATGTACGGATCGGCGAAGCCGCGTCCCGGGTCGCCGTAGTGGGAGATGGCATCGATCAGCCTGAGGGTTGCCGCGCCGCAGGCGAACGTGTTCAGGTCGACGATCGAAGCGACCGCCGGCAGCAACTCGACGAGATCATCGGCCCAGGTACGGTCCGGCAACATCCTGATGGCGCCTCGACAGCCCTGTACCAGATCGACCAGGATCTGGCGGGCGGGCGTGGGCGCGTAGGGAATCCGACGCGCGATGAGATCGACGACGAGAGTCAGGTAGATACGTTCCCGGTCTAGTGTGTCGTCCTGCCACACCGAGGACGTGCCGATGATTTGGGTGCCAATGTTCCAGACCCGCGCTGTGCAGTCCGAGCACAACAGTGGTGACTCGGTTTCCTCGTACGTCGGTACCTCGACCTTGAGGTGCTGCACAGCCGGCATGACGAAGCTCTGGAGCTGAATGTCTACGGGCTGCTTGACCAGCCGCAGATAGCTCCGGTGGGTACACAGGGTGTCGTTGATTCGGATCGCCACCACCGCCAACACCGGGTCGGTACACGACGGCATATCGGTGATGATCGTGTCGCCGTTGAGGTAGCTGATGGCGTTCATGATGCACGCCTGACCGGAGCCACGCTTGTGCTTGCCTACGGCCAGCCGGGGCAGTGCGTCGATCACGATTCCTCCTCGGGACGGCAGCAGCCGTCACAGTCGTGGTGAGCTTCCCGCTCCGCCGCATCCGGCCCGTAGACGATCTCGACGAAGGCCAGGTGGTCCGGGTCGGGGTGGGGCTGGCTGTGGTCACAGATGCGGAACATGGTGTTGGTGGCGTCGTACCAGTGCAGTGGGGCTTCCCGCAGTACGTGGTTGGACGGATTGTGCAGGCAGCAATGCATACCGACGCAGCGGTCGCTGGGGTGGTGGGCGAGGATGCCACCTTGGGCCATGGACAGCCACTCTTGCCTCAGCGGCGGACGCTTGCCGACGAAGATGGCGAGGCTGGCCAGCTTGTCCAGCACTTGGCTGACGTCGAGGGTCATGGTGGAGCTGAGCGGGTCAACGTTCATTGACGCCGTGATGGCCTCGGCGAGTGCCCGCATCAATTCGTCTTCCACGTCCCGGACCTGAAGGACCAGGCAACCTTGGTTGCCGATGGCGCCGAGTACCTTGTGGGCGGTGCGGGGGTCGCCGACGACCTCGGTCACGGCATCCACCACGTCGTAGTCGACTTCGCTCAGTTCAGCCACGGTTGCTCAGCTCCTCGTCGATGTGCTCCAGCACACCGTCAAGCCGCTGGAGCCACTGCCATACCTCCACGTTCCACCGCGCATCGGCCAGGGCGTGGTGTTCGGTGGTGGACTTCTGCACCGGCACCCGCAGATCGCCGCGACGGAGGACTTCCTGCCGCAGGTCGTTGGTCCACATCGGTACACCGTCGGGAAGCTGGGCCATGGTCCCCCACAGTTGCGCCAGGCACACATGGTCGTAGGCGCCGTACCAGGCCCACAGCTCCGGCCGGGTGCCGGCGGTGGTCCAGGAATCGAACAGGAAGTTCCTCACCTCTTCGCGGAGCTGCCTACGGGACATCACCCGCACCGCATCCGGGTGGCTGTTGTCCCAGTGCAGCGGGTGCTGGCGGGGATCGGGACCGTCGGTCCATTCGTCGACAGATAGGGGCAGATGTGGTACCACGTTGGCCCGCAGCCATTCGTTGTCCCACAACGAAGCCAGCGGAATCTCGCCGCTGATGCCGTAGAACTCCCGGCCGTCTTCACGGACCATGCCCAAGCTGACCAGTTCGACGGGATGCTCGGGGCCGCGTTCGACGAACTCGGTGTCGTAGAAGTACCTCATGCCGCCGGCTCCTCCGTTTCCCGTTCGCGGGCTTTGGGGGTGACCTCTTGCCGTACCAGGAACACCCCGATCGACTCCAACCCGTCGTAGACGTACTGGAGCACCGTGTCCCACGCCTCCTTGGGCAGATCGTCGATAGCCAGCCAGGCACGGACCGACTCCGGGGAATCGACTCCCTTCCGCAGAGCGGTGTGGACCCCCTGGCCGATCAACGACTTGAACTCCTGATCGCCTAGATGGCGGTAGGTCATTGCTCCTCCTTCGGTCGTGCGCGGTTGGGACAACCGACCACCTTGCACGGGTTGAGTCCTGCCCGCCAGGCGTAACCGTCCACGACGGACGGGATGCCCCGGACCACGAGCTGTCGGCCATGCCAGCAGGTGATCCGGAGCTTGTTCCAGCCGTCTGTAGTTGTGTCGGCCACCCGCTCCAGGGTGACCGGGTGGATCACCCAGCCGCGTGGTTCGGGGCGACCCGGGGGAACTCCTCGGCCTTGGTGAGCCGGATGACCTCGCGATTGGCGCCGGTAACCCACGAATTCCACGCCTTGACGAACAGGGCCATGTGCTCCATGCTGTTCCGCTTGCGCTTGGAGTCCTGGGCCTGGCGGATGAGGAAGTTGCGCAGCACCAGGATCGGCGAGCCGGCGGGCAGGTCTTCCCCGGTCTTCAGCCCGTCGAGGAACAACGACAGGTCGGCGTTGGGCCACTCCCGGGCACAGACGTGGATCGCCGCTGCCGCGCCGGCTGCGAGCATGAACTTGGTGCTCTGGGTGACGACATGGCCGAGCCGGACCGCCGCCCGCACCTCCGGGAACTTCTCCAGGTAGTCGATGGCCTGATCGGCGGACGGCCACACATCCCGCCACTCCGAAGCAGGGACCTCGGAGTCGTAGAGGATGCACAACCGGGCGGTCGCCGCCAAGGTGAGGGTGTTGACCTCACCTTCCATCTGAAGATGGTCGGAGACGGTGCGCCGCCGGCCGGTGTCCAACACCCGCCGCGCCTCCGGCGGCAGGTCGTAGGTCAACTCGACCTCGATCGAGTATTCGGGCTGTGTCTGGGCAACGATGAGCAGGGCTTCACAACGGTGCTGCCCATCGAGCAGCTCGCCTTCGCGGCTCATGCCCATACCCTGGTGGGTGAACAGCCACTCTCCACGGGCCATCCGCGACGCATACTCCTGGGCGAGCCGGGGGTAGAAACGCCGGTTGGACCTTCCGGGGTTCTTGGCGTTGTAGTAACGATTGGCCGCGAGCAGTTGCCGGGCCAGCTCGGCGTCCAACGTCACGATCTTCACGCTGGGCTTCACGTCCACCGTCGTCGTTGGCGACTCGTCCAGCTCCTCGACGGTCTCGCGTGCTTCCTTGGCCGCTGCAGCGATCTGGTGGATCTTGGCCTTCCGCTCCGCATCCGCCAACGCGGAGTTGCCCTTGGCCCGCTCAGCGTCCAGGCGCTCCTGGCGCTCGGTCTCTCGCGCGGTGCGGGCTACCTCTTCGTTGAAGCCGATCTTTGCCAGTTCCTTGAGGATCACCTTGATCGTTTGTCCCTGCCGCAACCGGCGGGGCATGAAAGCGATGTCTCCACCGTCGGGATTGGTGATCCGGTACCTTGCGGATCCCACCTCTACGACGTTGAACTTTGCGTAGCGCAGCAGTGCAACGAGATCTTCGACGACCTTGCTTCCTGCATCCGTCACGGTCTCCTCCTCCCGTGTATGATCACGCCATACTGTCATAGCTTACCCTGTACGTCAAACAGGCAGGCCACGCACCATGGATCGTAGAACCCAGAACAACTTCTCCGCCTCCGCGTAGGTTTTTCTGTAGTGGGTCTGCGCTGTCTGTCCGTCGATGGTGACGACAGCTCCGCCCCGGGGGGCGAGCTGGTAGACGGCCACCGCCCGGTCGGGACGGAGGATGTCGATCCCGCCGCATCCCTTGATCCCGTAGCCGAGCTGAAGCACGGCCGACGTGCAGCGGGCCATGGTTGCCTGCGGGCTGGCCGGTGGTATGGGTTGACGTCCCACAGCTCACCTGGCCTCGTACGACGTGCAGGCGGGCCACCAGGCGCGGATGGTGGTGGCATCTCCTCGGGTCACCCGCTCTCCGCCGTTCAGCCAGCATTTCAGCCGCCTGGCTCCCGAACCATCGAGGTCGAGGGGGGCCAGGTGGACACATCCGCCGCAGCGTGGTCCTCCGGTACGCACATCGGGGGAGGCCACCGCTTCGGGGTGGGGGCGGATGGACCGACGCCGGATCCAGGTCAACGGGTGGTAGCCCAGGCTGATCAGGAACCGGTAGCGGACGGTCCGGGCCGCGAACCGGCCCATCTTGCGCCGCGCTTCAGCCAGGAACAGCTCGATCTGATCCGGATGAATCTCAGTCATCGGACACCGGCTGCGGGTCGAACGCGATGAAGTGTCCCCCGGTGAAGGTGTGAGTGGCGGGGTCGTAGACCGGGTTGTCCAGGTAGCCGAAGATGTTCCAGCCGCAACCACCCCGGTCGGTGTCACAGCTCAGCTCGGCGACAACCTGAGCGCCGAGCTTGGGTGTCGCGCCGGCCAGGGTCACCGGCCCTACGCCGATGATCTTCTGCTGGACGGTCCAAACGTACCGGCCGCATGCGGGGCATGGTCTCATATCTCCTCCTACGGGATCGGGGCGAGCAGCCCCCCGGCTGCTCGCCCCCAGCTTTTCTTCTGTTCAGCGGGTCTGCCGCTTGACTACCGCCAGCGCAGCCTGCTTCAGCTCCTCCGTTCCGTTGTTGCCGGTCAGCGAACGCTCGAACCGCAACGCCGCTACGTCGGCGTCGTCAGCGCCCCGGACCGGACGCTCCCAGTCGATCCACTCGGTGACGGCGTTCAGCGCGCCCCACGCGGTGCCCTTGACGTTGGCCACCGTGTCGGCGTTCCACAGCCCGAACAGCTCACCGCGCTTGGTGTCCCACTTGGTCTGGACAGCCTGGGGGGCGTCCTCCGACGGGCCGAACAGCTCGGTGATGATCGCCTCGAAGCGGCGATCGGTGCAGGTCTTGGCCACCAGAGACTCGGCCAGCTCGGTCCACACGTCGGCGTACTTGAAGGTGAGTTCCAGTGCCCGGCGTGCCTCTTCGACACGAAGCTTGGCGTTGGAGGTGTGGCGCACCCGCCACACGTTCTGCGCACCGGCCAGGGCCATCGTGAGGGTGTTCTGGCAGACGACGCGGATTGGGGTGGCGGTGCAGGTATAGGACATGGAGCCGTCGTGGGCCATCGCGCCGAGGAGGAACAGGTCGATGGGGTCGACCCCGCCGATCTGGATCTCGCGGGGCATCCGCATGCAACAGAAGGCACGCTTGCCGTCGTCCAGGAAGCCGGCGGAGGAGACGAGCGCGTCGCCGGAGTCGACCAGGTTCTGCAGGAAGGCAAAGCCTTCGTGCTCGTCGATGACGGTGTACTTGGTGCCGGTGACGCCGAGGAACACGGGGCCGGACTGGCGTACCCGGATGTTCATCTTCAGCCGGGGGGCGTCGATGATCTGCACACCGTCTTCGGTCATCCGGCTGCCGTAGACCGGGATGGACTCGATGGTCCCGGCGTCGAGGTCTTGCAGTGCCTGCTCGACGGTGATCCCGTCGGCGTTGGGGTAGGTCACGCCGAGCTGGTGCCAAGCCGGCTCGCGTACGCCTACGTAGGAGAACGATCCGTCGGTCCGCTGCTCGATGTCGGCGCTCATTGCTTTCTCCCTCGGGTGGTAGGGCTTGACTTGTATGCCTAGACCGTACAACGGACCTGAACAGTCTGTCAAGTCCCGACATACAAAAAGGTTCGGGCCGGCACGCCACCCGACAGCACCGGCCCGAACGTCCGGAGAGTGTTACTTCGCCTGAACGATCATCCCGCCAGGGTTGCCGCCGATGAAGACGGTGCAGTTCGGCGACGCTGCGCACGCCTGCACCTGGGCGAGCTGGAGCTTCGCCAGCTCCAACTGCATCCACGCCTCGTTCTGGTAGAGGGCGTTCTGCGC